AGAGAGTACAAGCACAAATAGAGAAAGATACTGCAACTAATTCAGGATTAAAACTATCTCTGAATGGTAGTATTGGTAAGACAAATGATAAATATAGTCCATTATATGATCCAAAGTGTAACATTAGCGTAACTGTTAATGGTCAACTATTACTCAGTATGTTTGTTGAATCAGTAGTTGATACTATTGAAGATTGTATAGTTCTACAATGTAATACTGATGGTGTTACATTAAAGATAAAGAGAACAGATGAAGAACTCCTATCATCACTTTGTAAAAAGTGGGAAGAAACAACTGGATTAATACTTGAATATGCACATTATAAGAAGATGGTAATCAGAGATGTAAATAATTACTACGCTGTTACTACAGAAGATAAAGGTAAATATAAAGGTGCATTTGAAATAATACCAATGCAGAATGGAGCAAAAGCATATAATAAAGATTGGTCAATGAGAGTTGTACCAAAAGCTCTTGAAGCTTATTACAAACATGGAATAGAGATTGAGGATTTCATTAGAAATCATGATGATATATTCGACTTTTACATAGGATTCAGATCAAAGTCTGATTGGACTCTATATCGAATGTATGCTGAAAATGGAGAAAAGAGAGAAGAGAAACTACAAAAAACAATCAGATATTATATTTCAAGAACAGGAGATTTAATCTATAAAAAGAATAATGAAGCAGGAAATATAATTCAACTTAACGCAGGATTTTCATCAACCTTAGCTAATATTCATGTCAAGAGACCAATGAAAGACTACAATATTGACTATGGTTTTTATATAGCAGAAGCAAATAAGATAAAATATGCCGTGTATGACGGTCAACTAAAAATGTTCTAATGAAAAGAGTTGATGAATGGGTCAAATCATGTCTTCATAAAACTAGATTATCTGAAGGACATGCAGATGAAATAATTGCTAGAGTAGCTAAAGAAGAGAATCTTACTTTATACAAGTATTATTGTCCTCATTGCTTTGGATGGCACTTAACGAGAAAGAAACCTAAATAAATATATAATGGCGAGACAAGATTTAATACATTATGGTAAATTTCTACTTACCTATCTAAATGTTGCTATCAATCAGGAAGAGATTGATTGGCGTGAAACACTTGATAGTTATGATAGATTTCAGCAAAATCAACTAATAAAAACAAAATCAGGTTCAACTGATATTCATAGACCCGGACTTATGTATATAAATTGGGTAGTTGCAAATTACTTTAAATTTGATTCATTACTTGTAATAGAGAATAAAACTAGAAAAAGAGAATGGATGAGAGTAAGACAAACAGCACAATATCTATCAGTTAGACTATTTCAGTATACTTTGGAGAAGGTAGGAGTATTCTACGATATTGATCATGCTACTGTTTATAGTAATGTAAATAGAGTCCAAAATCTAATTGATACTGAACCTGAATATAAAGTAGATGTTATTAATTTAATCAATAAACTAACCAAAAAGAAAGATGGAGAAGAAATCACGAGCGATAGTCCAATCGGAGAGCCTGAAAGCGTTCAACAGCAATCCAGCTAAGAAAGGAACTATATGTCTCAGTACAGGAACAGGTAAAACTAAAGTAGCAATTGACTTTATCAAAGAACATGAAGAAGTCAAGATGATCCTTATTACATCTCCAAGAACCAATCTTAAACAAAATTGGGAAGAAGAGTTAATTAAATGGGGATTTGAGATTGCCAGACATAGATCAGATGAAAGATGGAGTATTGTTTGCTCAGATGGCACAGAGAGAAGATGGATATGGATTGTTATGGAGAATATTCAAACATGTTATAAATGGGAACATAAACACTTTGATCTCATTATAGCTGATGAAATTCATACAATGATGACTCCTGAATACTCTCAACTATTTCAGAATAATACTACTGACTGGTTGATGGGACTTACTGCAACTCATGATGTCTCAAGAAATAATGATAAAGGATTGTTCTACAATAGATTTTGTCCTATCATTTATGAGTATTATGATTCTGCAGATGACGGTCTTATAAACAAGACCCGATTTATTATTGTAAATCGTAAATTGAATGACCTTGATAGAATTGAAGTAAAGACTAAGACTTCAAAGTTTGAGAAAGGTGAAGCAGAACATTATAAATATCTTACTCAAAGAATTGAAAAAGGTCAACAGCTTATGCTTGCTCAAGGATCACAAGATTGGTTCAGAGATGCAGGAGATTGGTTTTGGAAAGGTAATGGTACAAAAGAACAGAAACAAGCTGCAATGATGTACCTTAATGCAATCAAGTATCGTAAAGATTACTTGTTGAACTTACCTTCGAATATTCTTGTTGCAAAGAAGATTAAAGATGGAATACTTAGAGCAAACTCATCATCTAAAGTTCTGATATTTTCTGAATTAACTGCTCAAGCTGACAAGATTACCAATAATACTATTCATTCACATAATACTAAGATTGAAAATGCTGATTTATTAGTAGATTTCAATAATGGTAAAATACGTGATCTTGGTAGTTGTCAGTCTCTTACACTTGGTCTTAATCTAAAAGGTGCAAGTCATGCTATTATGGAATCCTATATTGGTTCTGCTACTAAATCTAAACAAAAGAAAGGTAGATTGGATAGATTAGGAGTTGATGATGTTGCTGAAATGTGGATTATTAGAGTCGTTGGTACTCAAGCTGATAAATGGTTTGAACAAATGACTAAAGATTTTGATTTAACAGATGCACAATATGTTGAAGATGAAGTAATATTCACTAACAAGTACGATTATGCAACGAACACAATTGGAAAATGACCCCTTGCGAAGTAATTTGCAAGATTTGATTACCCTACTACAACTTGAATACTCTGATTTAGATGTGAATGATCCAGAAATGGTAACTCCACTTCTAAACAAAGAATTCGGTTTAACCCTCACAGAATTAGATGTAGCGGCTTTTTTAGGAAGAGAAAGAACAATCAGACTTCTCGAAGAAGAAGAAGCTCATCTAATATATAAACAATATGTAAAATGAATCCAGACTATTTAATATTATACCATGAGAGCAAACTCGGAATAAGATTTTTCGAGTTTGTACTCTTGGTTTTAATCGAACAAAGACAGTATGATACACTTGAAGAATGCTATCAAGAGGAAGGAATTCTCTTTATACAAATGATAGAATCTCTTGAAAAAGAAGGTTATGTCAAGTGGCATGGTACTAAAACAGCGGATATCTCTCTCCGTAAAAAAGCAGAGGATGTGTTTATTAAGATAACTAAGAACAAATCTAAAGGTGCAGTATCTGACGTTAACCTTTGGTTTGATGAGTGGAGAAACCTATTTCCAGAAGGTGTTAATAATGGGGGATTTAGATATCGTGGCAATCGTTTGGAAGGTTTAAAGAAAATGATTAAATTTGTATCCCTGAATCCATATTCAAAAGAAGAGATATTTGAGGCTACAAAGAAGTATGTTGAAAGATTTGCACAGAAAGGTTATATGTATATGTTACTTGCACATTATTTTATTGAAAAGAAGGATACAGGTTCAACTCTTGAATCTGAATGTGAAACATTACGAGAAACTGGCTCTAAACCAGTAGAAACACCTAATTATGGGAGAAACGTCAAATAGAGTTTTACCTTTTATAACCATTGAAGAAGCTGCAAAGCAGGAATTAAGGTATATTAGAGGTAGAATGAGTGGAGAGATTAAGTCTCTAAAAACACCTTGGAAGAAGTTTAATCAAGCTTCTATGGATGGTATTGAATGGGGTAGTATAGTGACTATCGCTGGAATGAGTGGATGTTTATCTGCTGATACTATTGTGCATATAAAGAGAGCAAAAAGGACTGCATCAAGAAGATACAATTTAGAAACTCTTTATAAAAAATTCAATAGTGGAACAAATAAATCCTCAAACATAGCTTGGGATAATAAACCAAGTTACATTTCTGGATATGATGGAAAGATTCATGCTTTTACCAGAATATTAGAAGTAATATATAGTGGTAAAAAAGAAGTATGGAATCTTAAAACAATGAATGGATTATCAATAAAAGCAACATTAGATCATAAATTCTTAACAAACAAAGATTCAATAGATGAAACTAGCTTCAAAAAACTAGAAGATTTATATGTTGGAAATTTTGTAGTAACAAGAGAAAAAAGTATTAAATCTAAGAAGATACATCATTATAGACAAAGCATTACTGGTGAGTTTTTAAAAGATTATCCTAATAAAAGGATAAGAGTAATAGCTGGAAGAGAATATTATGAAGCATTACTGCAAGTATTTTCTTATGATGCATATACAAATAACTTAACATTAGAAGAATTAAAAAATAGATTAATAAATAATGATATAAAAGATTTAATATTTAAAGAAAAGGACTTAGAAATACATCATTTAGATGAAGATACTAGAAATAATTCAAAAGAAAATTTAGTAGCTTTATCTAAAGCTGATCATGCTAAGTTACATTTACCAAATAGTAATATGTTACACAAATATGTAGAAGATCGAATAATTTCTATAGAACATGTAGGTATAGAAGATACTTATGATATAATCTGTGAAGCTCCTATACATAATTTTATAGCAAATAACATAGTTACCCATAATTCGGGGAAAACTGCTATCTTGAATGAAATGGAAACAGGATTATTTTCACTTAATCCAAAAGAGAACTTTGCTGTACTTTCATTTAACTTTGAGATGATAGCAAGAAGATTAGTAGGAAGAAAGATTTCAAAAGACTTGAACATTACTGTCAAGCAGATGTATAACGCAGATTTAGAGAACAAATCAACAAACATTACAGCTCAACAATATGATAAAGCTGTAGAATATTCAAAAACTATCAAAGATGCTCCTGTATATTATGTAGATATGCCCGGAACAGTAAAGGAGATTGAAAATACAATTGAATATTTTGGTGTTCATTATGAACCCACAAGAGAGAAAGGTTTACTTGTAAGCCTTGATCATAGCATACTTGTTAAGAAATTCGGAGAGCAGAATCAACTTGAAACTCTTTATGAATTAGCTGGTATGTTTAATAGCATGAAAAAGAAGATAAAATCATCATATGTCATAATAAGTCAATTAAATAGAGGGATAGAAAATACAGATCGTATTCAGAATAAAAACTTACATTATCCTCAGAAATCAGATGTATTTGGTGCTGATGCATTATATCAATATTCAGATGTCTTTATGGTAACTCATAGACCAGAAATGCTAAATCTTAGAGCATATGGTCCTGACGATCTGGATGTTAAGGATACAATATATTGGCATTATCTTAAAGAAAGATTTTCAAATAATGATAAAATTAACTATCTTTGTTAAATGAAAAATAAAGATGGAAAACCTGCTATTTACAAAATTGTAAATAAAATAAACAATAAGTTGTACGTAGGAAGCTGTACAGGTCATTATAGAAGAAAAGCTCAACATTATTATAAACTAAGAAATAATGTACATGATAACAATCATTTACAATCAGCTTGGAATAAATACGGTGAGAATAACTTTGAATTTATAGTGATAGAATTTGTAGAAGATACTATTAAATTAATTAAAAGAGAACAATACTGGATAGATACTCTTAACTCATGTAATCGTTTAGTTGGATATAATAAAAATCCAAGTGCTAGAAATAGTCTACGTCATAAGATGAGTGATGAAAGTAAAAGAAAGATGTCATTAGCTAAAAGAGGTGTTAAACCATCAATAGAAGTAGCTAGACAAAGAGGTTTATCTTGTCGAAAGAATATAAATCAATATTCCAAAGACAACGTTTTCATAAAGCAATTTAACGGTATAATAGAAGCTTCAAAAGAACTTAATATAACAACAACATCTATTAGTAAATGTTTAAGTTCTAACTATGTAAACAATAAAACAGCAGGTGGATTTATTTGGAAATATAATGAGACTTTGTGAGGTGACTCACATCGAATAATTGGATGAATTCAGGGAAACTCCTTATAGGACAATCCTGAGCCAAGCTACAGTTTAAATGATTGTAGAAGGTGCAACGACTAATTGGTGAAACTGTGAAGCCTGAAAACTTTATACAGAACATAATCCAAACACGAGCGTCCGACAACTCAATGAGTTGATGATATAGTCTGAGCTGTATAGTAATATACAGAAGTAGTAATTAAAAAAGCTACGATAACACAACTGAAAACAAGGGATGGAGAACCCTTCATTGCAAAAATGAGAAATCTTTTACGTGTTAACAAGGTCGTAGACTTTGTATAACATTAATTCTTAATAAAAAAGTAAGATTATGAATGAAAAGAAAACCAACATTGTTCGTCTAGCATTGATTCTTATCTTGATTGCAATACCAAATTTAGCAATGACACCATCAAAGAAGGTAGTTTATTTGCAGGAATCAAAGGTTACTATTAATATCAAGGAGAAGAAAATGTATGATGAGTGGAACAAAGCATATAACAATCTTGTAGATTCAATTAAACTACATGAGAAGTATATGTCAGAACCATATAAATGCCCTAGTGGACAACTAACAGTAGGGTACGGACATGCTATCAAAGTTACAGATCATTTCAAATATCCTATGAGTGAGAAGACTGCAGATAGTTTATTAAAGAGTGACCTTAACGTTGCTTTAGAATACGTTAAGAAAACAACACCACTTAAACATAAACAGTTACTTGCAATGGGACATTTTGTGTTCTGTTTAGGTTCTGGAAACTTCAATAAGAGTAATCTTAAAAAAGTTATTTTAGATAAAAAACCGATAGATGACGAATTAATGAGATGGGTTCACATTCAAACAAGCAGAGGGAAGGTTACTAGTACTTTTTTAAAGAGAATTCGACAAATGGAGTTGGAACTTTTTAAATCTTAACAATGAATGAAATTATTGCAATTGTAGGTCAAACAGGATCAGGTAAATCTACTTCAATCGAAACATTAAACCCTAAAGAGACGGTGCTGATTG